ATCAATAGCTATCTCTGATGCACCACCACGAGTTAAATATGTATCTACTTTAATTGTACTCACGATACCACCAACCTTCCACCACTATTGACAGTCAATGTAATTCCACTGTTTACAGTAAGTGTTCCTGTTACCTGTGCATTTTCTGTGGCAAGTATTGTTATGTCTGTATCTAAGGCTTGTGCATTAGTTCTGAACATACCACCATTCTTAAAGTTACCCTTGAACTCTGCTGTAGGTGTTACACTACCTGCTGATAACTCAAGGAAGTATACAAAGATATTGCCTGTACCACTTGAGGGTGCAGCCGAGAATGTCAATGTTGAGCCATCAGGTACAGTGTAAGCTGCACTATCTTGGACAACACCATCAACACTTACAAGTATCTCTTGTACTGAACCTACTGTTCTTCCTAGTGCAAAGGTTGTATCAGAACCATCACCATTAAATCTTACGACAGCAGGTGGTGCTTGGAAGTTAGCAGGTACAACATTTCCTAAGTATGCCATTCTATCTCCTATTCACTAATAGTATCAACTGCTGAGACAACAACATCAAGTGAATTTGTTACACTTGACTTTGCTCTTAGTTTATCACCTGATTGTAATATTATCTTTGAACCACCATCTATTAACTCTAATGCACCACCAACAGGTATAGGTGCAGATTTAATTAGGTATGCTTGAACTGTATTACCATCATTAGTTATAGCAACATCTACTGTTATCTGTGAGGTATGTATGTTAGCCATCCTTATACCAACTATTGCATCATCACTATTTGATGTAGCTCTGATATCTGCAAGAGCAGTATCTATGTTAGCTGTAATGGTTCTTTCAAAATCTTGTGCCATTTCTTTTTCCTTTTATATAATTATACTCGGTATTGCTTATTTTGTCAAGTAAAATCTGATTATAATGCTATTGCCATAGCTGTAGCAAAGCCTTTACTTGCTGAAGCTCCTGAAGCATAAGTTTTTAAGTCAGAAGCAGGTATCTGCTTTGTGGTTGTTCCATCTATTACTATGAAGGCATCTGCATCAGCTATTGTAATAGATGATGTAGATTTAGCTGAACCATCTAGTAAGTTTAATTCTGCTGCAGTAGAACCTACATTAGTACCACCTATATCAAGTGTAGTCATAGAGACTTCACCTGCTACTGTAACAACACCATCGGCTAGTGTCATTAGGTCTGTATCATCTGTATGACCTATTGTAGTTCCATTAACTATGACATTGTCAACTGTTAATGTAGTGAGTGTACCTAATGATGTTATGTTAGATTGAGCCGCACCTGTAACTGTAGCAGCTGTACCACTCACGTTACCTGTTACGTTACCTGTGACTGCACCTTCAAGGTTAGCTACTATTGTACCTGCTGTACCACTAAATACTTCAGAAGAATTAGATGCATCAGGTATGAATGTAAACTTACCTGCACTGTCATCAAATCCAAAGAAACCTACTTTAGCTGCAGAACCATTATGGTATCTAAACTCTATACCTCTATCTTTATTGTCATCAGACCCCGGAGCAGTATCACCCCCTAGAGTAAACACAGGGTCATCTACAGTGATGGTTGTACTGTTCACGGTAGTGGTAGTACCATTGACTGTTAAATTGCCACCCACAGTCACTGCACCTGTCGTAGTAACAGTATCTATATAAGCATCTTTCCAACGTACAGAATCACTACCTAAGTCTACATCACTATCTGTTTGAGGACCAAAGATACCATCAGCTACATATACTTGTTCAGCATTAGCAGCATAGAAGTGTATCTCATTGACTGTTTCAAAGTCTATCTTTGTTTCATCGTCTTCACCAATCTTTATATCTGTTGCAAGTAAAGATGTAATGCCTGTCTGTGCTGCATCTATTGCAACGTCTATTGTATTATCACCATCTTGATATGTAACAGTAACACCTGATTCAGTATTACTTGAGAACATAGCTCCTGCTGTATCAGATATAACTTCAGCTAAAGCTACTCCACCAACTGTAATAGCATCTGCTTCTAGTGTTCCATCAAAGTCACCATCTACAGCATCTATGTTACCTTTAAAGATTGTAGCACTTACTGTACCTGTACTTGGGTTATAAGCAAAGTCACCATCAGATTCTAATCCAACATTACCTGTTGCAGAAGCATCTTCTATAAATGGTATTAAGTTTTCTTCATTTGTATTCTCGTTATCAGCAACACTAACATGATTTGCATTGGTTGCTGTAGTAACTGTTGTTCCTGCTATCACTGTAGCTAAAGCTGTACCATTAACTGTAATGGCATCAGCTTCAAGTGTACCATCAATGTCTGCATCACCACTAATGTCTAGTGACCCTGCATCTAATTCACCTGAGAGAGTTATATTTCTAAATGAGGATACATCTTTGTTTGCATCTACTGTAACTGTTTTACTTGCAACGACTGTACCTACAGATGCACCTGTGTCATTATAGTTAAGTTCTGTTGCTGTAGCACTAACTGCTGTACCATCTATAGATAAGGCATCTGTCTCTAATGTACCGTCAATGTCTGCATCACCTGATACATCTAATGAACCTGCATCAAGCTCACCTGTCAATGTAATGTTACGTAGACTTGCAATATCTTTATTGCTATCAACTACAAGTGCCTTACTTGCTGTTACTGTTCCTGCTGTTACACCATCTAAAAATAATAGTTCTGTAGAAGATAAAGTATTGCCACCTATGACAACACTACCACCTACAGTTAAATTACCTGATACATCTACTGCACCATTTATGTCAACAGTAGTTGCGGCTATTTGTACTTCTGTGTCTGCGACAATGTCAAGTTGTCCATCGGCACTTGAATTGATGTATATAGCTGTGTCTCTGAATTGTAGCTTCTCTGTAGAAGCAATAAGTATGTCATCACTAAATTCAAAATAATCCTCGTCTTCCATCCATTTCATTACACCGTCGTTGGTTTCACCGTCGTATGTAATGGTTATATCTGTACCTGCAGTACCTGCCCCAAACGTAATTGCGTTACCTAATAACTTAGTTATAGGTCCACCTTCGTTGGCTGTACCATCGTGGGTATGTCCTGTACTGGCTTGAAATGCGGCTAATAACTGATTAAACTCGTCATTGGTATGAGCCGCAGTTATTACATCACCGTCAGTATATGAGGACTGTCTTGTGTATGTAGCTCCCATTTAACGTCTTGCTCCTAATTGGTATTCTAGTTGAAACCCTTTTATTGAATATGGTGCAGTAGCTCCTCCATCGTTCACACGCAATGCTACTGCAAAGCCTGATCCCTCTACTGCTTGTCTTACAAGTGGTTGTGATGCTCCACCGTAAGTTGGTGTTCCATATGATGATGTACCGTAAATAGCTGCTATATCTTCTGAATCAAGGGGATAAGCTGCTGGTCTAGAAGAGCTTCTACTCTCATAATCATACCGAACAAAAAGGTCTGCGTCAATAGAAGATTCAGGTGCGTAGTTAACTACAACCTTTTGCATATGCTTACGGATTCCCGGATCATTCATTGTTAAGTCTGGACTACGGTACTTACCATTTATAACTGTACCATCAAAATCAGAACCAGACTCCTGCCTTTGTATGTATCCAGATGTTGAACCGTGTAAAGCAATCACATCTCCTGCTGATACAAATGTGTCTGTGCAAGTAGGTTTTATACCTCTCATCTTAGAGAACTCAAATGTTTGACCTCTCATAACACAGATAACACCTTCTGTGAGATTATCGCCCCTACTGTCTTTTGAAAAGAATATTCTGTATTGTGTTTTATCAGGTATAACTATTGACTCAAACTTTGATGAACTTGATATGTTTTTATCAAACAGGGATTGTACATTTGCACTTATAGTTCCCAATTCCACGTCACCAATCCTTGCTGTACCTGCGATGGTACGTAAGCCATCAGGACCAAGAAAGATAAGGTCACCAGCAAATTCTTGAATTGTGTTGCCATTTATACATCCGATGTTTCTTGTAACTGGCACGATAGCAAAGTCACTAGAAGAGCTACCTCCTAATTTAAATATTCTGTTCTCACAAAAGATAAATAAATTATCACGGAAAACTTTTAATCCTACGATTGTGTCGTCAACTTTAATGCTACCTGCACCTGAACCACTACTAAACGCATCTTCATCGAATGGTTGACTAAACACTACCTCTTGTGGTGTACTAGACATGCCAGAATAAAACATGTGATTTTTAAAAGCTACAACGTGTTTTGCACCTTCTACAGAACTTGTTGTTATATCTGTTGCACTAAATGATGTGTTAAACACTGTGGGATCATTTGTACCATCTACGACTATCAGTTTGTCGTTGCCATCGAAGTTAAATCTTTCAAAGCTGTACTTACCTGCACTTGTTCTACCACTATCTATGCTTGTCCAAGATGATCCACCGGGAGTTGCCTGATATATGTTAGTACCTCTAGCTGCTACAACTTTATCTGCAAAAGTAGCAACCATAAGAACTTCCTCACTTGCATTTGAAGTAAAAGGTACTACTACTGATACATACTTAGAAAAACCATTTATCCTTCTGTAGCCACCTTCAATGTCAGGCTCAAAGTTTTCTAACTCCAAAGCTTGTCCGGGTTTCATTATAAATGTAGATTGGTTAAGAACTAACCCACCTTCACAGACGAATGGAAATGCAGCGGTTTCACTTAAGTCAGCCAACTATACTGCCCTCATGTAATTCTTTCTGTTTATCAGTTCGACCCTCATTCGTTTAATACCATCTTCGTATTCTTTGAGGGCGTATTGTGCTGTTTGTACGTCAGACCTAAACATGTAGGTATAGTACTTTGCACGGGCATTGATTATTGATTCAAACCTTGTCGGGATTATGCCTGTGTCTCCGTGAGCCGATAGATCAGTGTTTGTTACGTAGTAATCAAACTTTATTGTTCTATTGCTTGTTTCTGGTATAGGTGTTAAACCTAATTCATCGTTGTAATTTGTGTATACGTATTCAGGATCAGCAAACTTATCTGTGTTAGGCTTTGAGTCTCTTTCTCTGTATTTTTCACTATATTCTTCGTAGGAAAGATACTTGAGGGGAATAGCACTAATGTTTTCTT